GTGCTACTGCGTTTGCCAATTTCCATATAAGGCGTTGCGCTATCTGCTTTTATATCAATGTATGTTCCTCTTTCATTTTGTTTTAATGTTTTATTTTTACCAAGTCTTGATGTCTTACTGCGTTTAGTGGTCTTCTCATATAAATATGGCACAAATGCTGCCCGATTCGCCCATTCTTTATTCACTTGTTCACAATATTCTGGATGACTTTTCATATAATTACAAAAATACGCACGTGATTGTTTTGGTGGCACCTCATTGCGTTCATGTCCATATTTTACATAGACTTTATATAAGAAATCAACAGTCGCAGGTATATCATTTGTTGAACGCAATCCACATTTACCTTCACAATTAATTTCACTCTTATCACCAAGACCTCCTCCAACCGCTTTTTGCTGTTCATATAAATAAGACAAATCATCAATACGATGTATCTTTTCCGTTAATTCAAAATCAACCGAAAATACAGGTGCCAATTTATATAACTGTTCTGATAAATTACTTAATGTTTTATCAAAATCACTATACAGTATCGTTGCGTCCTTTAATTTATTTGCATTTTTAAACAGCATTTTATCTTGTTGCGGATTAACCAATAAATCACTATTAGAAACTTCATATATACTTTTTAGTTCTTCTGGAACAGCAATATAATAATTATAAACAAATAGTGACCATCCCACATTTGGTTCAAAATTCAATCCTTTCTGCCCACATGTCCGTGTAGCACGACCAATCGTTTGTTTTAAATCAGCAACTGTCATTGATGGTTCAAAAATATGAACATACTTAACATCAAATAAATCAATCCCTTCTTTGAACCCGCTATCCAAAATAATAAACCGCATCTCTCCACCTTGAATATTATCCGGACGTTTATTATACAATGTTAATACTTCCTTCTTGAATTTCTGGTTGAATTCCGAGTTAAAAAGTGCTGAAGAAGAAAGCAATCCAAATGATTTATTCTTCCCATCTTTTCCAGCATTCAATAACTTTAGTTTTAATGATTTTTGTGTCCCCGTTTTTTGTGCAGTTATTAAATTCTTATAACCATTTGCCACAAACGCCGAAGCAACAATTTTAGCACCATACCCTTCTTCTTTTACATCCGAAAAAATAAAATGCTTAAACAATTTACCGTGTGTTTTCATATCATTATCATCAACTTGTTTTATAATATTAAACAATTGTTCTAATTTTGGAGATGCGTTGTGTATTGCTTTTTCTACTATTTTGGGATTAAATTTTTTATTATCAATCTTGTGTTCAGGTAAAATCTTCCCCCAATTTGCAGTTTGGCGCATGCATTTATATATTTTATCACGTTTTTTCTTATCAATCTTTCGGGTAGTCCTGTGTGAATTATTGAACCCCAAATGTTTTATAGTGCTTTTTCTATGAGGTGTTGTTGTTTCCACTCTATTAAATTTATCTTCATCACAGTATTCACGGTTCTTATAACAATTTGTTATATTTTTAAATAATTCAGTATTGACAATACCACCTTTATCTGGATGATTTTTCAACAACCATCGTTTTGTATCATCTTTCGTATTTAAACCTAATTTACATATGATTTTTTTATTACATTTTGTCATTAAACCTATATATTATACATATAATAAGTTAAATAGATATATTAAGTTATTCTAAATTAGATAATAATGATTGTATATGTATAATATTATGGAAGGGTTAGATTTGAACATAGACAATTACGACTTGAATGATTTACTGGAACTATTCAAATTAGATTTTGATTTTAAAGAGGAAGAATTAAAACGTGTGAAAAAAACAGTAATGCAAACACATCCAGACAAATCCGGTCTAGATAAAAAATATTTTCTTTTCTTTACATCTGCATATAAAATCATATTTTCAATTTACAATTTTAGATATAAAAGTTCAAAAAATCAATCAACTGAATACATTGTAGAAAAAGATGAAGAAAAAGAACTCTTATTAAAAGAAATAAAATCCAAAACAAATTTTAATAAAGTTTTTAATGAATTATTTGAAAAACACCGTATAACAAATGAAAATGAAGAAAATGGGTATGGAGACTGGTTAAAATCAAATGAAGGCATTGATACTAGAACAACAACTATGAATCAAATGAACGAAACATTCGAAAACAAAAAAAAGGAAATACAGGCAATTATACCTATACGCGAAATAGAAGACATCGGGCAAATGACAGGACAATATGATTTAACATGTGATAAACCTGAATATTATTCCTCAGATGTCTTTGGTAAACTACAATACGACGATTTAAAAAGAGCACATATAGAAAGCGTTATTCCAATCACGCATGACGATTATTTAAAACGTCCAAAATTTAAAAACGTTTTAGAATATCAACAACAAGCAGAGTATAAGGACACTACGCCAATTTCATTATCACAATCAACCGAGTATTTTAAGCAACGCCAATCATTTCAAGACAAAAATGATGTCCAACGTGCATACAAACTAGCAAAACAAGAAGAAATTGCTAGAAAAACAAACCAAAAATTAATGAGTGGGTTTAAACAACTAACAAATTAAATAATACCGTTCAACAATATGAAAATGAATAAATAAAATTTATATTTTTATAATATAAATGAGTTTATTAACATTGAAAAAGTATAAAAATTTTGTTTTCCCATTAATTATAACAATTATATTGAGTATGATATACAACAAATATAAGTCATCTGCTTATGATGACGAGAATATGAATAATTATAAGATTGTAAAGCAATATTTACTTAATGATTCTTCTTTAGCTCAAAGTTCCAAACCAATCATATGGGTTCATATTGTATATGAAAAGAACGGACGCTGGTGGCCCAGTTTTGGTTCAAGAACCACGGAAGATCTTAATCAACCTTATCAATATTTAACATTAAAATCGATTATTGATAAATGTGGCGATGACTTCAATGTCTGTTTAATTGACGATGAAACTTTTCAAAATATCATACCTGGTTGGAATGTCGATTTATCTATTGTCGCTGACCCTATTAAAAGTAAAATTCGTCAATTAGCGCTAGCAAGAGTATTGTATTATTATGGTGGATTTACTTTACCTAGTTCCTTTATTTGTTTTCAAAATCTCATGCCGTTATATCAGAAATTAACCAGTGATGGAAAGATGTTTGTCGGAGAGATGATACCACGAAACGATACATCGGATAAGGTCGACTTTTTCCCTGATACCAAAATAATGGGTTGCCAAAAAAATTGTGAAACCATGAATAGTTTTATTAGTTATTTAGAAGTTGTTGTTTCTAGTGATTTCACAAAAGAAAGCGACTTTATTGGAACATATAGTCGCTGGTGTCACGAAAAAATAAATAATGGTGAAATGAATATGATACCTGCACAATTAATTGGTGCCAGTGATATCGATGGTAAACAAGTGACAATCGACCGTTTAATGGGCAACACGTTTCTTAATCTATGCGATAAAGTGCAAGGGTTGTATATACCTGCCGATGAAATATTAAAACGCACAGCATATCAATGGTTTGCTCGCCAGTCAGCAAAACAAGCATTAAATTCTAACACGGTTATTGGTAAATACTTGTTAATAAATAGAGAATAAATAGATACCACCGATACATACACTACAATATTTTCTGTTGTTTGTAAAAATAATAAACAATCTCGTATTTAGATTTATCATAACTAAGTTCATTTGTATAATGTATATCTATACTGTTTGCGATTTGTCTGATAACGGTAACAAATTTAATATAATCCATTTTTCTTGTTACAAAACGTTTCTTTGATTCGTGGTAATTATCTTTTATTTTATTTATAAATGGGTCTATTTTATTAGTATATACTGCTTTTTTATAATTTATTTTATTAAATATAAAATGTGTTTCCGTTTCTTCTGAATTTTCCTTTAAAAACCCCCATATTAATTCAGGCATTATGGGGGTTTTAAATATCTGATTTTTCATTTATATTACTATAACAAATAATATAAATATTTTATAACTAATTGTAAAAATGTATTATACCTTTGTAAGAAACAACTGTATCAAATTATTTGTAAAATGATATAGTTCTATATCATCCTCGTGTATATTATTGAAAATGCTGATGTATTTACATATATAAGGTATTATTTCATATTTTTCTTCTTCTGTTACTATCGTGCTAGTTTTTATATTAATAAAGTAATTATCCAATATATCCATAACCGAGTATCCGCGTTTAATTAATTCATGTAATATTTTAATTGCTTCTCTTAAATTTTTCTCATTTTTACACAGTTCAGTATATTTGTTGAATTCTTGAAAAGAGATGTTTGTGCATAATTTATTTGCAATATCAACTGTAATGGGTTGATTTAATAATTTGAACTTTTCCAAATAGTTAATAATAACTCTTATTGATTTATTGCTTATAGATATAATAAATTCAACAACTGATTCGCTAACAACTATATCTTCTTTATTGCATATAGTTTTAATAATATTAATCAACTGCTTATCATTTAAATTAGGGGTATTAACTATAATCAATCTAGACTGTAAGTTATCAATTACCTTTTGTGTATTTATACAAGAACCAATAAAATGAACAATATGACTATATTTATCCATATAATTTCTAAAAACTTGCTGACTTTGTTCATTTATAAAATCAATATCATCAACTACTAGTAATTTTTTTTTATTGGATATAGAACACGGTGTTTGACAAAATGTTTTTAGTTCTGTTCTGTAATAGCATATTCCCTGTTCTTTCAAATTATTAATGTATAAAATATTTTCATTATTTATTATATTAATTTTTCCATAATATTCATTAATTAGTGTATTAATTAATGACGATTTCCCACTACCAGAATCACCAACAAAAAGTATATTTAAATTATCTATATCAAGTAGTGATTTCAATAAAGATTTTATATTATCTTCTAATTCATAATCATCTAATAATTTTGGTTGGTATTTATACAAAAATGGTTTTTCCATACCTTAATTATTAATATTCTATAATAACTATTTAAGTTTATATCGCGTCTTTATATTACATCGGTATATCAATGGACAAGGAAAACCCATATGAAATATTAGAAGTTAGAGAGAACGCGAGTCAAGAAGAAATTAAAAAGGCATATAGAAAATTATCGTTATTGTATCACCCTGACCGTAATAACAATTCTCCAGATTCAACAAATAAATTTCAAAAAATTAGTTCTGCATATGACATTATCGGGAATGAAGAAAAACGTAGACATTTTGATATACAGAAAAAGGGTAATCCATTTTCACACCAATCATCTCCCACGTTTTTTCATACAACAAATGCTGATTTTGACCCATCCGAAATTTTAAATTTCTTTTCAAACAACTTTTTCAACAATCCAGCAAGTGTAAATGGTGTTAAAATGGGAAATAATATATTCAATATGGATAATTTAAAACAAAAATTAGCAAAACCAACACCAATTGTGAAAACTGAAACCATTACTTTAAGCAAGGCATATACTGGATATAATATGCCGATTGAAATAACCCGCTGGATTATTGAAAATGAAATTAAGCGCGAAGAAACCGAAACAATTTATATACCAATTCCACCTGGTGTAGATAACAATGAAATTATTATATTAAGAGATAAAGGAAATATGTTATCTGAAACCAATAAAGGCGATATTAAGGTTTTTATAAAAATACAAAATGATACTGAATTTACTCGCAATGGTCTTGATTTGGTATTAAATAAAACCATTGGATTAAAAGATGCACTCTGTGGGTTTGTATTTGATATGAACTATTTAGATGGACGTGTATTTAAAATTAATAATACAACTGGTAATATTATCACGAATAACTACAATAAGGTATTAAAGGGAATGGGGATGGCGCGCGAAAATCACATTGGTAACTTAATTATAAACTTTACAGTTACTTTTCCAGAGAAATTAACAGTTGAACAGATAGAAGCGCTTAGAGAAATATTGTGATTTAACAGTTATGTTATTGGTTATTACATTTTTTCTTATGTATATGCAATCCCTGTCTATAATTATATTCCTTACCACATATACAATTATATTTTTTCGGCGACTTTTTGAGATTTATTTGTAACTCAGTGTAATTATTTTTATGTTTTCTAGTAGTTAAGTGTTTATTAAAATCACTTTCCTTGCTACATTTATAATGACAATAGTCACAACTATATTTTATGGCGAGTTTTCTGTCATCATTGTCACTCAATATTTGAATGACATAAAAATCGCCTAAACCCTTTTTAAATAAATTAATAAAAACACAAAAATAGCATCACAAACTTTTTCATCCGAAAATCAAAATGAGAGCATTATGGTGACAACTCACTTTTTCGTGTTTTTCTCTATATTAATGAGCACTTTTGCAAAATGGACATTTATAAATGTCCAAA